TAATATTTTACCCATTTAGAATCTCCATTATATCCAGTAAATCTACTAATTGATTTATATCCTGCTCCATAATTAGTATATGTAAAAATATTTCTTCCACTTGGAAGAGTTCCAGCAGCTCTAATATAACTATCTAATCCTTCTTTTAAAAGTCTTTTAGTTAAAACACCCATATCGTTATAAAATTGTGATATTATACCAATCGTTGTATCAGAATAACTAGCGAATACAAATTTTTGTCTATCATATAAATCAGTATAATCACGTTTCTTAAGAACAACTTCATTAGGTGTTCTTTCTTCAACAGTCCAATAATAATATCTATAGTCAATTTCTTTATATAACGAAATTGTACCGTCTGTATTTAATTCAACATTAAATAAAACTTCAGAAGATGTATTGGCAACCAATGTTAAATTAGAATCATATGTTATATAATTACCATTATCAGCTACAAAAGCAAGTTCACCTTCTTCAATATATATTGCACTTGGAATTATATTATTAACTGTAAAATCTTTAAATTCTATAGCAGATGAAAGAAACATTAAACTTCCTTTATTTATTTTAACATCTTTAATATTATGAAATAAAGGATTATCTATACATAAAATTCCGTTATCCCATTCTTTAAGAATAGGTTGAAAGTCTAATTGATTATCATATGTATAAATTGCTGATAATGCAATTAATGGACTATCATCTGTATTTAAATCGTATATATTACTCATAATCCACTCGCTACAAAATTATAAACTCTATTGTTTATTTGATCTTCAAATACTAATAAATTCTTGTTATCGACATTATGTAATTTACCTGCTATTAATCTTACTTGTTCTGCATCTACAACATTAGCTGAATTTGCTTGAAAACTTACCGGTCCAATTGTTAACGATGCGGTTACCATACTATCCGTAATTTCTGCATAAGCCGACATTGAAATTACATATGTATCTTTTTCTAGTGAAAATAATCTTACATAATCATGACAAGCAACTGTTGTTAATGGATCAAATAAACTAGTCGGATAATTATCAAGTACAGTTATTTCGCTACCATCACCCCAATCATATTCTATTTTATGTATTGGAAATGAACCAGCTGATAGACATGATGCAATAGCACATATAGTTAATGGTGTATCTCCACTAAACTGTATTGTATTACTAAACTCGCTTATATTATTTCTTATTTCAAAACAAGGAATAGGCATAATTTCTTCAACATAAACCGAATGCGTTCTATACGCTGTTTGTTTTTCTTTACTTGCTGGGATTGATATTGTTATTGGATTTGCACTTCCAGTGGCTGTTAATGTAATATCGTAATAACCAGGAACTATATATGTATGCTCAACTGTATGATTTGTTAAATATGTTACGAAATTTTCTCTAGAATATCTTGGATTTATTCTACCAGTATGATCAGAATTTGCAGTTAAGTCCATAGCTGAGGTATTAATAGTATCCATATAATAATCTCCAAAATCCCAATTATATGATGAAATTGGAGTAATTTCTGGAATACAACTTTCTTGAAATGTTATTGTTAAATTAGGAGCATATCCACTTATAAAGTTATTAAAAAGTCCATCAGTATCTTTATACGCAGTTATATTTGGTATAGCAAAATTATTATAATTACGACTATAATTATTTGAAACTGTCATTCCGCTAATTGACCAAAAATCTACTATTGGATTATCATATGCAATAATTCCATATGTAATTGTTTTTACATTAGATACTGCACAATCTCTTTCTCCCCATGCTTTATATGTAACAGTTAATCCACTATCTGTATCTACTGGAGCAAAAACGCAAACTGGTGGAAATAACGTATTAAAACTTGTAGATGTAACATCTATATTAAGAGTTATGCCATCATCAGAATAATATACACCAGTAGATGCTGATGTTGTTGTAACAAATAATCGACAAGATGAATCCCAATAATTAGTCGTATCTGAATTTGGATTTGGGTCAATAAAAGCCGAAAGACAAGTACCTTCGGTAATCATTGGTGTTTCTGATTCTATTAATGGTGTAAATTGCGGTAAACTTAAATTATATTTAGTCCAAAAATAATATTTTGGACTTATATACTCAGTTGTTATTCTTTCTCCTCCGCAAGCATTTATTAATTTAACTTTTAAACTATGTTCAGTATGATCATTTGTTAATTTATTATTTAACATAAAACAAAAAACTTTACCTACTAACGGTGGATCTCTATTAAAAATAATATCACTATCATCTAAATAAATATCCATATGTGTACAATCGTGTAAATCGTTTCCTATATTAATACAAACATTATCATTTATTACATCTATACATTCATCTGTAGAAATACTTGGTGTTATTGTTCCTCCTGGAGTTGGGCAATAACCATAAATATGAAAATTAAATCTTGCTGAATCTTGTGCAGGGCATCCAGTCATTTTATGATTAGCTCTAACAATACAATAATAATCACCTTCAGTAGTTATTGAAATTGAAGGTGTATATAATGTTGAAACTGTTCCAGATGAATATAACGTTCCATTACTTTGATATACATAATATGTATAATTTAAAAGTCCTGTTGATGGTGTTGGAGCTGACCAATAAAAGATAACTGGTGTTATAATATTTGCTGGATAACTCTTACCTGTGATATTTGGAATTCCTAATGGATCGCATTGTGTAATCGTACCAGAACCAGTTGTTGGTGCATCTTTTCTGTATGTATCATGTCCTGCTGGATTATCTCTAGTATAAATTATTGTTTCTCCATTTAAAGGTATACAAATATTTGCATAATATGTAGTAGTAATTACATAAGTTATGTTTTCCCATATATTGAAATCGCATCCTGTTGTTATAGTATTATATTGTTTTTCTCTATCATAACTAGATACAAAATGAACTTGAGAATAATCGAAATGATTTTTTAATAAATCTAAATCATCATTGGCATTCCATGATTGTGTAATTTTACTTTGATTTCCACCGCATGAATAAAAATTATTTGAAGAAATTGTAACTGGAATGAAACCTTTACCAGTTTGATATCCTCCTTGTCTATATTCTTTCCATAATGGATAAGCTACAATAGCTGCTTTGTTATCAAATCTAGCATATGTAAAATAAAGTGCTTCAGCTTGACTAGCACTCCATAATGTTGTTATTAATAAACATCTATTACTTACATCATGCCATACATCACCATGATCAGTTATAGTTAAATTAATCCCGTAAAATAATTTAATACTACCACCATTTGTTGTACTGTTTGTTAATACACTTCCAGACCTCAAACTTCCATTACAATTTAAACCATTTGGATTCGTAATTATCATATTTTCATAACAATGTAATAATATTCCTCCTCCAGAACCTCCACCACCATCTCCACCTTTCCCACCATCTTTTGTATATTGAGTTACACCATCATAGTCACCACCTGACCAGGTAAACGTTTTATCTTGTTGGTCATGATTTCCACCGAGACCACCTATTCCATTCTGTCCACCCTTTCCACCATCTCCACCTTGACCACCTGCACCTGCAAAATCTATTGGTCCACCTTGGCCATTAACGACTCCTGTTGGATTATAAGCAGTAGATGAAGAAAGTGGATAATTGTGTCCTGGTATTATATGAAATCCAAATCCATATGAACCATCTCTGGCGTTTGTAGACCCTCTACAGTAAATATTTCCATTGATAATAAGAGAAATTTTAGCAAATAGTTTGACAACACCACCACCATTAGCTCCAGCTCCACCACCACCACCACCACCAGAATTACCTTGTTCTGATTCAAAAGCGGCACCTGAACCACCACCACCACCACCACCACCAGAACCTAAATTTAAATTGTAATCATAAGATGTGTTTATATTTGCAGTTGCATTTGCACCAGTTATTCCATCTTCAGAAGCTATGCCAGGACCATGTAATGTGTTTGCTTTATAACTACCAACCGGAAGAGATGTTGTTATAAATTGACCAATAGTTGGACCAGGATTAGTGTCAAGATATGTTGCGTCTACATATTTATATCCACCAAGTCCAGCTGTTGGCCCGTATCCACATCCACCAAATGCACCAAAACATGCACCATTTCCTACATTATTATATGAAGCTCCATATACTTTTCCATATGCTGCTACCCAATATGCATTTATCCATGAATCTAATCCTTCGTCATGAGAAGCGTTGGGTCGATTTGTACCTGTATTTAAATGTTGATTACCCGCATTATAATTAGTAGATGGATTTGGATTTCCTGTAGCGGCATCAACAGTACCACTACTATAACCACCTTTTTGAGTCCAATCAGTTATATAATCATATGTACTTCCTCTTGGACCAGCCCAAGAACCATGATACATATTTCCTGAACCACCACCTCCACCAGGGCCACCAGCATATCCGGCTCCATCTGCATTAATTGTTCCGTCAATTTGTATATAATCTGCATGAACTTCAAGAACTCCAGTTCCACCAGTAGAAGGATTATAAGGAGTTACAGTAACAGTTTGTCCAGCAGCTATAGTAAAATTTGATGTATTTATTACACCACACATTGTACCACTATAATAACTCATTGTAATTCCTTTTAAATACTTTTTGGTCTAATTAATGAAAATGAATCAAATTCAAATGCTTTTGAAATATTTAATGATCCGATCCCTACACCTGAATTAGGATAATAACAATTTCCCATAAATGTTATATTATATATGTTTGTTAAATTATTAAAACTAAATATTGGATCTCTAATAGCCGACATAAACATAATACTAGTTTCCGCATATATTTGATCATATATAAGTGGTGTTATTTTGTTAAAAATTGTATTTTTATTTAAATCTAATTCATAAATATAAGGAATTATAGTATAACAAGTTACTCCAGATAACAATGGTAATACTGTTAAATTAAATGAAGATATTAATGGAGAAGAAGCAACTCCAGAAGTATAACCAGTTAATGTAACTGTTAAATTTAAATCGGTTTCTGTATATCCATTATATAAATGTGTAGTGTTGTAACTAGAAATATATGGAAGTATTGTTATATTAAATCCAGATACAATATAATAATCATTAAATCCTGAAAGAGCTGAATATATACCCGTTAAGCCAACACTTATGTTTACATTTGATTCTGTATATCCTGTATATGCATGTGTAACTGTTTCTGTATTGGAAGTATACCCATCTCCAAAATCCCAGGCCCATGCAGTACATGTTTCTTCTAAACTTGTTGCTGAAAAATTAACCGTTAATGTATATGGTCCAGAAGAAACATTTAGATATAGAGATGTATCTCCACTTGCAAAAACTTCAATTGGAGATTCTACAGCAGATATACATCCATCTCCAAAATCCCATTCGCAAGCGGAAATTGGAAGATCCATTGAATTTGCAGAAAAAGAAATATTTAATGAATGTGGATATTCTGGATTATTAACATAGGATCCTGCACATATATCCATAAATAATGATTGTGATTCTGTTGATAGTGGATAACTAAATCCTTGACCCCTTACATAATAAACTGGATTTAATGAAACTGTACAAATCTGAATTTTATTATCTTCTTCATTAAACCAAGTTCCTGCAAATATACCATTACCACTTACAGCAGAAATTTCAATAATATGTTGATCACTTCCTAAACAAAAAATATTTCCACTACTTAATTCAACTTGAAGTTTTCCAAATACTAAATAGTCAGGTGTTTCTATCATCATTGTATCATACCATACTTCAAAATTCTTTATTTGATTTCCAGTTAAGTAATCAAATAAATAAGGATGTGTACTATTTGGGCCAACAAAAGAATTATAGTTATTTAAGAAATCATTTAACATACCTTTATTAATTGGGTCTGCTCTATATGCTTCTCCAACTATTCCATTTTCCTTTCTAACCCATAAATCTCCATATCCAATTTTTTTGTCATAATAACTAGATAATGGTTCTTTATATAAAGCGTATTGATTATTATATATATCCATCTTCCATTGATGTACTATTTTATCAACAGGAAGAGATATATAACTTTGATACCATTTATCAATAGGTTGTAATTTTCTAAAGTCTAATGGATAATTTATATTATCCGCCCACTCAGTATCATCTGATCCTTTCCATGGATCATATGAATCGCCTTGTTGACGAACACCTAAATTGTTATATTTTTTAGATTCATATGTTGTTTGATAAGGAACAAAATTTTTATACTGACTTGCGTTTACAACATTTCCTGCTTTATAAAATTCCGTAACATCTGCTTTCATCCAGCTTGGATCAGCCGATTCTATTTTAACAGGGTTAGATTGTGTTTTTGTTGTTAAGCCAATATTACTAATATATTCATTTGAATTTTGAAATACTGCAGATATACCACGAGCCCTTGAATTATTTTCTAAATTAAGTACTTGATCTTTTAATGGATCTAAAGTTATTACATTATTTTTACTTATATACGTTGCAACACCTAACATTCTAGGCGTAAAATATCCGCCTACATCATCTTCACTATAAACATTATCAATTGAAGGAACTGTTGCTATAGTTGGGAAATGTCTGTTTGTTAAATTGGCAAAAGGATAAGATGCTGTAATTAAATTACCAGAAACTGAATCAACCCACATACCACCAGTAGGAGGTATACCTAAACTTATATTTGATAAATTTTGAGTCCATGTAAATGGATTCGTCGCCCAATAATTAACTAAAACGGGTTCATCTTTCTCGAAATTTGGAGAAAGAATTATATCTGATATTACATCAGTTCCAGAAGCTATCATTTCTACTTTAATATAATCTATTTGATTAATTAATTTCGAATCAACGTTATCAGTTAATGTTAATTTGCACCAATCTAAAGAATCTGAACTTACTGTAAACGTTAATGGTTCAATCCATGTAATTGAATTTGGACCTTTTCTAGTATATTCAATATATTGATTATTAGTAAAATTAAAATTAGCCACAGGAGGTTGAACCATTAACAAATAATTTTCTACTAAATTAATACCACCGCCCCATTTTGAAGTTCCTTTATATTTTGTAGTTCTATCATTAATATTACTGGCATCTGCCCAAAATGGTGTAGATCCAACTCCACATGACAATGGTTTAGAAGTTGTATAATTCCAACCAGAAAGTGGTTGATTTAACATAAAGTTAGGAGTAGGAGTATAAACAGTTTCTATAGTTGGCGAACCCGATAAATATGTTTCGGGTGTAGAAAAAGCTTCAATCGACGGAATATTAGAAAATGTTTGCATTACACCTGCCGCATATCCAGTTACAGCAAAATAGTATGTTCCAACAGTTGTTAATGCATATGATTTAATTCTATTTCCAGCAGGTTCTTCTACATATGTTGAACTACCTGGAATTTTAATAGACCATTTAACTGTACCATCTGATATCTCACTATATTTTTTAGCAGGACCATTATAATAATAATCTATTGGCCATGTAAGATTTATAGATGTTCCTGTTAATGCATGATTAAAATCTGACCAATATGTATATGGAGAACCATTATAAGAACTTCTAGTAGGCGAAACAACAGTTTGATTGCTATAAGAACTTGCACAAAACCATAAATTTTCCATATGATCGTATAATATATAATCACTTGGATATAAAACCATATTGGAAACATCGTTTGTTGTTTCCCAAGTTCCATCAAGTTTTAAAAGAGCTTTATGCCATGTTGGATAATTTGAAGTTTTAAGATATGTATGATGTATAACTAAACCAGGAAGTGGCCAATTACTTAAATCTACATCATCTCTTTTTAATTTACATCTTAAATATTTGTATTGGTAGCCAGCACTAAGTTTAAAAGCATCTGTTGTTCCGTTATAATTTTTCCATGAACCTGGACCCCAACCAACTTGAATATTTTTATTTGTATATGGACCCCATAATGGTGGTGTCCATGGTAAATCTAACTTATACCATGCAAAATCTGTACTTGTTGTATATGGTTGGTTATCTGAACCTCTCCATGCTTCAAAATCAAATATATATTCACCTGAACCAGATTTAAAACCAGTATCTAAAAATATTACATCAGCAAATTGTTCATATTCATCAAACGTAGATCCTTTATGTCCAAGTGGAGAATATAATACAGCTCCACATTCACATGTTTTCCATTGACTATAATTGATTTGTTTTCCTTGTGCTGGTCTTTCTTCATATAAAGAAACTAATTGGTTTTCTTGTTCTAATTTATAATAAGGACAATCTATTTGATGATCTATATGTTTTATATTAATATCATTTATTCCAGAAACTGGATCTGTCCAAATAAATGTCGAAGGTTCTCCAGGTATACATAAGATAGAAAGACTTGATTGTATAATTCCTGTTGTGTTGGTTGTATATGTTGTATTTTGATAATTTGTAATTGGTTTACCTGAAAGAAATGCACATTCTACAGCATTGCCATTTTGACTATCTAATTTATATATGATATCAGAATCAAATAATCCATATCCAGCTCTTCCATATGGAATATATAAATCAGAAACATATACTGTATTACAAAAATTAGAAGATATATTATAACTAATAGTATTTTCTGCATCATATCTACCTAATGGCCAATATATATAATTCTGTCCACTTTTAATAGGAATATCTGTTTTTAACATTTTATATAACCAAAATTCTTTTTCTTCTCCAGTATAAAGAGAATTTGGGGTTAAATCATGTACACTATCTGGATTAGTAGTAATTCTAACCATTATTTTATCAGCGGTATCATATCCTGTAGTAGCATATGCGCTACAATGAATTAAATTTGTATCTTGTATAAAAATTGATTCTATTGAAGAAATATTATTTGTATTTGACCAATATGCATTTTGTAATGACTCATTTAAATCTTCTGGAAGATAGACTGAATTTTCATAGAGATTTGATGTTTGAGGACCTGTCCATTGTAGACCATTACCAGATAATCCTATACCAGGAAATGGAAATTTTAAATATGTTATTCCATCTTTAATTAAAAAACAAGACATAGATTGTGTTGTTGTATTATATGTCTTTTTTCTTAACCATGCTCCTGTAATACCATTCGTTGTAGTTACAAAAATTTTATCAGCACTTTTATAATCATAACCACCAGTAGCTCCATTAATAATTAAATCTGTTGCAGAAAGATGAATTGGATCTATAGTAGTATACGGATATATTTTTGATTCTTCAAGAATTTCACCACTAGGCCAATAAAACCAATTATTGTTTGTGGCCATTGGATAATTAAATTCTTTTTGCCATAATTTATAATATCCACCAGAAATTATATATTGAGATTCACCTAAATATTTTTTTGATAAATCAATTCGTATATTATCAATTAATGTACCTGTATCAATATCAAATGCTGATATCGGAAGGGCTGAAATGTTATTTACCCCATAAGAACAAAGTGTATCCATTAACGTCCACATTAAAGGATTCTCTGCACAAAGATAATTTGTACCTGTTCCAAATAACCAATCAAAAGAAGATTGTGAAATTCCTAAAGTATCTTCATAATATGAAATATTATCTGAACCAGTTATATTAAAATAAGTAGACACTGGTAAATATGGACTATGATCAAAATAAGATGTATTGTCATACAATTCTTCTATTGATATAGAAAAATTCTTATTTACTGAAGAAAGTTCTGGGAATGTATCCCATGCTGTTGACTCTGGAACATTTAAAACATATTGTCTTTGTGTAAATGCTTTTAATAGATATTCATAAAAAAGTTTTTCTATGGCATTGTTTGATCCAGCCATATTATATTTAAGTTTTGCACGAGAAATAGACTGACGTTTATTAATTAAATAAATACATATTTCTTTTAATTTTTGGGCAAATATTGGAATAGCTTCATCAATATCTAAATCATTTGTAAAATCTAATTCTTCAGTCCATCCTTTTTCAGATGATTGACTAATTTGAAATCTGATATCTAATTCTTTAAGAAAATTAATATAATCTGTTTTAAGTTTATTTACCAAAGTTGTTGAAGTTATATTATCATTATACCATTGATTAAGATATTGAAGATACTGTTGGTAACTAATCGAAGGTGTTAGATTGATGTGTCTTTTTGACCAATCTTTATAATTATATGGATTAGTTGCATCTCCTGGAATTCTTTCAGAAGTTAATCCTTCAACCAAAGAATTGACATATGCTTCCTTAGATGCATATTCAACAGAATTATCTGTCGCATTCGTGAAACGAGCTATAGTTTTACTCACTTATATTACCTTATTTTAATATTCTTTTATTCTTATATAAATATTTAATATTTCGGTCTAAATTATTGAATATTTATAGAAAGACAGTAATATTAATAAGTAAGACCACCAAATATATTAAGTCTTAAATTATAATTTAGTATTTCTTCAAGAATACCACCTGGACCGTACCATGCTGCTATTGAAGATTCTGATTCGTTTAATGTTGTATATTTAGAATCCCAATCTATCACACCTTCTACTTGTACTCCACAAATTGTTGGAATATATTCAAAATATAGATATTCATCACTTTGAATTGTAGAAAATGTAGACCCTGGTGGAATAGATGTTAATTCGTATGTTTCTGTTGATTTATTTTGTTGAATCAAAAAATCTCCACCAACTAATTCAGCAGTAAGAAAATTACCAATATTTGTATGGTTATGAGAACACCAAGGACAAATTGATTTTGTGTTTGGATTAATATTTTGATTACAACCACATCGTGCACCCCAAAGTTTACTATGAGCAATAGAAAAAAGATTCATATAATTTTTAATATCTGGAGGGTATGAAAAATTATAATTATCAATAGGAACATCTAATTCATTTGATAATGAATAAAGTTGATCAATTCCACATTCATCAACATCCATATGATTTTTTGTAAAATTAGCTGTTCGTTCATATGCTTGTCTTAAAATTGATTTAGACGACAATGAAGCATTTCCAGCCATAGAATTTAAATATAAATCAAACAATTGAGGATTATCTCTTAAATGTTGTGGAAGCATATATTCTTTTAATGTATTTACCGGACTCCAACTATCGTTAAATTTACGAATATCATATTCTTCATTAAATCTCTTAATTAAAAATTCATTGCTTACACCAGATATATAAGAATAATTTGTAGTTGTTGGATAATAAGGATAATATTTTTGTAACCATCTATATCCAGTCCAATCACCAAATGCTTGTGCTGATTGAAACCATTCATTTGATTCAGATACATGTGATTCATTAAAAAATGCTAAATTATTATCTGGTCTAATTTTAAATGAAGTAAATGTCTGTTGATCATAATTTGTAGTATCTGCCGAAACAACATATACTCTATTTTCTAATGAATTAATAATCCAAATTCTGTTTTTAGCATCACAAGCAATACCTTGCAAAGTTTCGTTATACTCAAGTGAGAAAATATCATAATCTGTATAAAAATCCCCACTAGCATAAGAAACAAATTCAGTAGCTGATACTATAAAAGTTGTTATATCTCCACCCGAAGTTATATGACCAACACTATGATATCCAAATGTAAACCAAACTCCAAGACTTCTATCCATGGTAATGTAATCTGGGTGATCAAATCCACCATATGAACTTAATAAAATTCCATCAGATCCCCATAATTGTACAGAGCCAGGAAGAATTGTACCATTTCTCCAATAATTCCATGCATCTACCGATGATATAGCTTCATAAGAATTTGTAACCCAACAAGCATTTCTAATTGGATCAACAATCACATCTTGTGGTTGAGCACATAATGGTAATGAACACGATAACAACTGAACACCATTTGTATTGTATTTTATTAATGCACTTTCTATAAAATTTTCATATGCTACCCAAATATTATTTAATGTATCTGTATCAACTCCAACAGGTCTATATCTAATATCATCTCCACCAACAATTTCATTAGGATCATAACCATTTGGAACAGCAACAATATTTGTAAAATCTCCATTATAATCAAATTTAATAGTTGAGGATGAACCATATAAAGTAACCCATAAATTACTATTACCATCTAAAGCTATGCCCATAGGAGAGCAACCAGACGGTTCTATACGTGTCTTAAGAAGTAAACTACCATCTACTTGAAACTTTAAAAGATAATCTTGTTCTGGATCAACAGCCCAAACATCATAACATTTATTAACAGCTATTCCATATATACCACCAAATCCAGATAAATCCATATTATCAGAATAATAATCTTTCCAACTACCATCATCTCCAATATAAGGAACATCGTATATTACAATTTCTGCAGATGGAATTAAAGACATAGAAACACTAGATAATGATGTTCCTGATAAACCAGGTGGAATTAATGGATAAGTTTCAACAGTATATCCTGGATAATAAATCCTGTTAATTGTTTTGTTATTTGGATTTGAAACCCAAACAAATGGACTATTACGCCATACTAAATCATATTCTGCAGAAACAGCAGCAATAATAGAAGCTCCATAACCACTAATAGACGGATAAAATGTTAGATTAAAACTCGAAATTAAAATTGAATCTGTACCTGCTATTGAATCTGGCCAACCAGAAACTATAATTGTAAAAGTATTTGTAGATGAAATAAAATTTGAATATGTGTGTGTTATAAATTCATTGGCTGAACTCTGTAAATATGTAGTTTGATAATTTAAATCCCAAGCCCATGAAGAAGTTCTGTAATCCATTTGATCAGCCGAAAAATGTATAGTAGTTGGATTTGATGCCCCAATATAATCCATATATTTAGCTTGTTCTGAACCAACAACAGATGGAATAGAAGATACACCATAAACAAATGGAACTATATGAACATCTGATACTGGAATAACATCAGAAATACAATAACCACCCTTTCTAATATCATATGTATCAGTTGCGGTAAAATATGTCGCTGTAGGAGACCAAACTTGAGAAGATGTATGTGATGTAGGGATTTTAACATCTTGAGAATCAAGTGGCCAAATATAACGTTCAATTGGATATTTTAATCCTATACTATTTGTTGCTGGATATGAAAATATTAAAGGTTCTAGATTTGCATAATAAGAATTTGAACAAACATCATCTGCATATAGATTACCATGAACAGTTATTATATGTGGAACATGAACACCTACCCATTTCGGACTAGTAATATAACCAGATTCTCCTGATAAAGCATTTCTTGTAACTTTTAATTTACCTGGAACTTGAGCATTAATAGAATAATCTAAATATGCAACTGATCGACTATTTGCATAAGATGGTTCATATTGTTTAGTATTATCTGCACTCAATTCATATGCACTAGTCATAAGGGTGGCTATTAATAATACATATTCATTCTGAGCAGTTGGCATATCATCTGTATAATAAAATGAAGCTTCTCCAGTTACACCAATAAATTCATTGCTACTATTATAAATCGCTTTATCAGTGGTTTGTAAATAATCTATTTTATTACCACTTAAATCAGTAAAATGCCATTGTGGACATAAAATACTCCAACGATTTCTACTTTCTTGCCACGGAGATGAATTCGAATGTTTAGAATAAAGTTTTATTTGATGTCCTGGTAAATTTGTTTCATAATCGGTATAATCTGGATTTCTTGCTAACCAATCAATATCAAATGCTGACATATAAATAGTAAAAGCTTGTGGACTAGGAAATGTGGCCTCTGCAGGAGCAGATCTTGCACCAAAACGAATTGTTGTGTTGTTGGACATGTATAATATACTTTCCTTTATAAATATTTAATATATTGGACTAAAATTATCAAATATTATAACATTCTAGACTAAATATTTAAAAACCTAAACCAATAAGGAATATTTTATATGGCTAATCTATCTACAAATATTGATGTTATTATACCTACTGGAGTTATACTTCCATTCGCCGGAACAACATCTTATGCTCTTCCAGATGGATATGCTTATTGTAATGGTGCTAGTTTATCAACAACAGCACAACCTAAATTATTTGCTACTATTGGATATACATATGGCGGAAGTGGTGGTAACTTTTCTCTTCCAAATTTAAACACTGCTAGTGGGCCATTTATTCGTGGAGGAACAGGTCCATCTGGTAGTTCTATAATAGCTGATAGTACTAAAATTTCTTCATTAACATCATCTGCTGGATCAGCACACCAACATGTGAATACTGTTGGAATAACAAATGCTGGACAATCAGCAGATCATACACATGGTAATACAGGTGGAGAATCAGGAAATCATAGTCATACTATATCTGGTAATGGAGCACATACTACTACTGCAGCCACACGTTATTATAGTTCTGGACCACATTTACACACTATACAATATAGAACCTTTGGTGGAATAGCTCCTGCTCCTGGAGATGGTATAGCATATAACACTGGAGGTTCTTGGTCAACTGCATTTATGAACGGAATGGATGGAGAACATGTACATTTAATTGATGTTACAGGAACTGGAACTCATTTACACGCCAATAGTGATCAAACTGTTGGTCATACCCATGCAGTCTCTGGAGGAGTTTCGGTTGGTCATACCCATGCAAACACAGTTTCAATTACTAACGTAAATGAAAGTTCTCATACACATACAATTGCGAATGCTGTAGCTGAAACAGCTCCAGTTCATATGGTTATGCAATATATTATTAAACTATAAAGTTTAATATTCGATAGATTCAAAGACTTTTATTTCGGAACTTACATTAATTTGATTTAAAAATGCTGAAGAATTATATAAATAAGGAAATTTAAAGTTAGCTAATTTAACATTACTTTGAATTGTATTATTATCTAAATCAGAATATATAGAATTCCACAATCTAAATGATAATCCATTATATTTAACATTAATATTATCTTTTCTTCTTGTATACATAGTTTTAACACCATCTACTGCAAGTATTTTAGCAGTCATATTATCTATATCAATTGTTTGTCCTAAGTTAGAATTTACTCTCGCAAAATATCCAGTAACTATAGTATTAATATCTGCTTTTATAGCGTTGTTATCTCTTCTAGAATATTCATCTTTTAAAATAATCAATTCACTTTGAGTTATAGAATCATCTATAGTTTCATTTACCACATCAGAATTCTCTATACATAATGCACAAGACATATATATAGGATCAATTACAATCAACTCTGATGTAAGTGTTTTTGAATCATAAACTCCATTCATTATTAATTCTTTTTGAGCAGGTGAAAGATAAATTAATTCTGTAGTTCCTAATGCAGATTTTTTAGGAACGGCAATAATATAAATATTATTAAAATTACATGCATCCGAAAATTGAACTTGACTATATAGAACGTTAGCAGCATTACTAGGACTTGCAATTCCAAGATCATGATAATATTTCATAATATTACTAATGTAATCCCAATTATTAAATACTTTAATATCATGGATCATATTAGAATAGTTCGTTTTTATATAAGTTTCATAATCACCAGATGTTACTAATCTATATTGACTTCTGAATGTTTTTGGAGAATTAATTTTAATATCATCAACAGTTTCTTCTTCAGAAAAATAAGTTGAAATTCTAGTATTATCAAAAGAAAGTGTTGCATAAGATGCATCTGGTAATAAAGTTAATTCTGGTTCTACAGTTGCATTAAATATTTCTGTAAATTGAGGAGTTGTATATCTAGTTAAAGACATTCCTTTTAAAGATCCAACACCTACTTCAGTTCCAGTTCCATCTGAACGAAGATAATAAACAGCAACTGAATCTCCAGCATTTAATTTTACACAATTAATATCATCTCCAAATTTAATTTCATAATTTTTATTTTCATTATATCTAATTTCAAACATTTTATCTGTTGCTTTGTTTAAATATAATGATGGTGTTCTTTCATATTTTTCCCATACTCCACTTTTTTTAACATAAACATCAACATTAAAATGATCAATTTTAACATTTTCACCAGGAGTTAAATAAAGAACTTCAAAATCCTGTCCAATAGCAGTGTATACTGGATATTCTATATATTTTCCTTCATAAAGAAGTTTTGTATTTGAAATATTAGTGAACACTTCTTGTCCAGCAATTGTTTTTGAAAATGTAATATTTTCATTAAAACTATATGTAGAATTTCCTAATGTAATAAAAGAATACTTTGGTATTGTATATAAACCAATTGGAAGAAAAGATGAACCTGTCATTATAAATGGTAATACTGATGTTTGTTTACCTATAGGACTATAACCAAGTAACTTTGTAATACGAGATATATTTTCATAGATAGAAGCATCAGAAAACATTGTTTCTGAAGAAGTTTTATTTAAATAATATAAAAGTTCATCAATAGTATAAGAAAATATATCAATTAAAGCTGATATATTTGAACCCTCATAATTAGCATCTATAAAAACCCCTTGTTCAGTCATTCTATCTTTAATATACTGTTTTAAAGTTAAAGAGCTAATAGGAAGATAATTATCATTTTTTATTATAGTATTTATTGCCATATTTTATACCTTTATAAATTCTGTGAATCAAGAGCTTTTAACTTTTTAATTAAGTTGAAGTTTTTAGAAAGTAATGGGATACTTAGATTCATATCAATTATGTATTCTTGAGCATCTGTTACTGCATAAACTATAACATTTGTAACTGTTACTCTTGGTTCAAAATCATTAATAGCTTTTTGCACAGCTAATCCAATTTGTTGAGCGAAAGCTTCAGAAACTTGTTCAAATAAATATTTAGATAAATTACACCCAAAATTTGGAATAAGAAAACGTTCACCAGGTTGAGTAAGCATAATGTTTGCTAAAGAATTTGAAATTGCTTGATCGTCATAATCCACTAAAATATCACGACCTTTTGTTCCATCAGCTCTAACTATAACCATATCTTTAATATCTAAATGTAAATCTTCAAAATAATGTTTAGTTATCTGGTTCTTATCAGTATCTTTATATTGTGTGAAATTCAAGCTAGCCATTTTATTAAATCCTACGAAATTAATACATTAGTTTGAAATATTTATTCATTTGGAATATCTTTTATGGTAAATAGTTAAAAAGAAAGGAGAATATTATGGATGGTGGTATATTATCATTAGTAACTGGGGCATATGATCTCGTAAAATCACTTGGGATGGGAATAATTAATTTATTATCCGAAGGAAAAGTTGATGTCGATAAATTAAACGAAGAAAAGTTTAAATATGAATTAGCTGTTAAAAATCTCGATAATGTAATTTCCCAGGCAGAAATTGGATTAACTGAAAAAATAATGGTAAACGCCCGTTGGACATATCCAATGACAATGATTACTGGTTGTTCTATCGTACTAATGTGTTTATTTAATATAGTATGTTTAACGTTCGGATTTAATAAATTTAATATAGATCTATTTACTGAATCATTTTTAGTTCTTATTGGAATGTTTATATTATGTGCTACTGGTTCTATAAAACTATTAATAAAAATTGTTGAAATAATACTAGAAAAATGGAACAAAAAATACATAATTCCAAAAGAAACCAATATATTTGTTGAAAAAAGTGGTAAATAATTATAGATAGTAAAAACAATAAAGGAGAAAACTATGAAATTTGATTTTGTTGCATTGATTAAATCGAAGATTTTTTGGGCAAATGCTATTGGTGTTGTACTTGCATTATGTGGATTGTTAGGTGTAACCCCTGAAATGACTGGAAAAACTGCAGAATATACTGGTGTATTAATTAATATCGTAACTATTATTCTTCGTATGTTCAGCACATCTGGTGGTGGAACTCAAATTTTATCCATCAAGAAATAATTAACAAGAAAGAAATAACAAATTAAATAAAAAGGCTTGAAGAAATTCAAGCCTTTTTTGTTTTAATTTAAAGAAAAAATGATAAATATTTAAAAAGCACCAACTAATGGAGATACAACTATGACTTCTTGTAAATTTAAAACTCTTTGTGAGAATCACATCAGACGATTTCAATCAAACGGATTTCTTGCTGGTGACTATATTCGCATTAAGCCCAACGCATTGAACCATCCTGAACTTAAAGATAAAGCAGAGAACTATGTTAAATTGATACAGAGTATGCAAAATTCTGATTTAAACTTAAAAATCACAGCATTAAAGACTGATAGACCGTCGAATTCTGGTATAGTTGGTGGTGCGGATTCTCCTGGTAAATTTTATGCTGATGTTGTGACAGAGATTAATCCTGGTGGTTGGTCCAATCCTGTAACGCTACCAATTGAAGTTCTTGTACTCCAAAACGAAGGTGGATTATATCCTCCTATACCAGATTCTCTTATCCGTAAGAATCCTGAAAATATAATTCGTCAAGCTGATGAATTTCAACGTACAAAAGACAATACACTTAAAGGTGATCCATTAACTAGAATAAACGTTCAACTAGATCATGCTCCTTCATATGATGATACAAAAATTTCAGGTGGTAAACTTCCTATTAAAAAAGAATCAATAGATACACATGAAAATAAAAGTCTTTCAAATTTATATGTTGAAGATGTATTTAATAAAATTCAATTAGTTGAAAGTGCCCAATCTAAACAAAACCCCAATGTGGTTACAGATGATTTATCTAATGTCTATGAACAATTTATCAGAAAAAATAAATAACTTATAAACAAATATTAAAAATAAAGGATATTATAATGCCAACTGAAGATAATATGCAATCCCTTCGTAATGATATGGATTCACAAACAATTCATAATATTGAACGTAATCATCATGACGATGCAGTTATAATTCGTCACGATGAACGTATAAAAAATCTTGAAATTAATTGGAATAGTGTAAAAAAATTAATAGAATTACAAACTCAAGAACTTTCTCGTTTATCTAGTTTTCAAATTGGTAATGAAAGTAAATTATTAGAAATGTTTAAACAAGTCAATGCAACACAAGAACGTATGTCAAAAGATTTATGGGGTAACGGAAGAAAAGGATTGATAGAAAACTTTGCATTACTCTCAGAACGCACAGAAGATAGAAAATTAACACACGATAAAGATATTAATGATCTAAAAGAATCACAATGTAAAGATATAAAAAGAATAGATAATGTATTGTGGTTTGTTGGTACTACATCCATATTATCTATGTTAGCTATTATTGGATTTTTTGGTTCTATATTTTTTACAAATCTCTATGAAAATAAAAACAAAACCACTAAAGATGTTGTTAATTTTGAATTAAAAACAAAGTAACTAATTGTTCCTAAAGGCATGTGTATGCATGTTCTAATTTCAGATGATTGTATTGTAAAACAAGCTCTTATTAAAGAAATATTAAAAGAACTTGGACATACTTATGAAGTTGTTAATAATGGTAATGAAGCTATTAAAAAATTAGAAATTAATTATTATGATATAGTTCTAATGGATACTAATATGCCTGAAATGGACGGAATAGAAGCAACTTCAATAATTCGAAATATTCATTCTAAAGTTATTAATCATAAGATCCCAATAATTAATATTTCATCACAATCTAAACAACATTATTTAGATTACAGTTTAAAAGTTGGAATGAATGATTATTTAGGTGAAAGTATAAGTACAGAATCTCTAAAAAATTCTATAGCTAAAGTTATTCTATTATAGTATATTTTTTAAATTCATTTCCAGTTGCCCAATACCAAAACACTCCTTGACTTATGATCATTAAAAATATTAAACCCCAATAACTCCATGTTGGAGGATAAATCGTAATATAATCAAATTTATGCCAATCTTTGATATTGTAATTTCTTCGGACTTCTTTTTCTATATTTGGTATTATACTTGAATCTATTTTATTATCAAGAAAAATAGTTTCGAGATTTCTTTTAACTATTTCCTTTTCAGTCCATCCGAAGCAAAACACCCAATCTGCTTTATCGTTTTTTTGTCCACCATAACAGATTACTAAATCATTCTTTTTACCACCAATCCATTTAGATTGTTGCCATTTTGCTATAGAAGAATCTTTATTTCCAAAATATACTATAATAATATTCACATGTTTTAAAGGTCCTAATCTTGAATTCATTCTATCAAATTCCAATAAATTAATAGGAATATTACCTAATAGTCTATCTGATTTAAGCCAATCTTCATTTGGTGGATATTTATAGACTGGAATGTTTTTGGGAACTTTAGCAAACGAAAAAACACTTGGAGCCGCTTTTATTTTGTTTTTCCAAACACGTAGGGATGTTACTGGATAAACATATTTAGTTTTGTTATATGTAACATAAATATTTGGATCACCAGAACTAAAACCACTTTTATAAGGACGCTCTGTGGTCAAGTCTTTGAAATTTGTTGACACTTCTTTAAAAAAACTTTCTGAAATTTCATTTTCGTCTTCCAATGTGGTTTCGGCTTGCCAGTTTTCAGAATGTGTTCTATATCGTGTTTCCATATGCGAATGTGTTTTTCCCTTGCTATCTGTGGTAGTTACAGTTACTGTATACCTTTCAACCCACCTTGGATAATGCACGGCTCTTGATATTTGACCAGAAAGAGTTTGAATATCTCTGGTCATGCCGTAAATAGAAGTAATATGAACTATACCAGAAAACAGGAAGGCAATAATAGTAGCACCAAACCATTCAAACCAAGTAATTTCTTTATTACATATATAAAGTATAATTCCAATAATAGCTGGAATTAAAGCTATTAAATAAAGAAATATCATAATTAATCAATCTATATAAATATATTTTTTACTTGAAATTAATTTATAATCTTCAATAAAATCAACATAATACATTTCCCTTATTGAATACTTTGGAAAATCACTAGTTTTTCTATAAGCTAAATCTTCAAAAGTTCCTAATTCTATAAACTTAATATTTTTTGGTGTAAAATATTCACAAAATTCATCATTAAGCAAAGCAATTTCTGTATCATCTGAATGTAGTTCTAATAATTTTATTAATTCTTTTTTAGTCATTTTTTAACACTCTATACTTTATTTAGCAATAAACGGCAATCATGAGCAACTTTCTTTAGTTCATCGGCTTGTTTGTCAAAACAAACCGAAGCTTCGGCATAATTGTGTTTTGGTCCGCACATAGCATTTGCTGCTTCACGAGATTGTTCTTCACAATAATCTAACCTACGGAATATTTCACCAACAATTCGTTCTCGTTCTTTTTTCTTCATAGTATTGGTTATTTCTTTTCGTTTTTGTTACCAAAAACCGAAGTATCATCATCCTTACCAGTCTTAAAAGTTTCTTCTGTTATTGTAGATATAATAATAGGTATTTCAACCTCTTTGAATCCCATTATTCTTAACATAATATTAGAAGGAAATCTCTGTAACATTAAATTATATTCCCTTTGTAAATCAATAAGTTCAGTTTGTCTCATTGTCCAAGCATCTCTAGAAGAAACAATAATATTCTGAAGATTTTTAAATGTAGAAATGTCAACATTTGGAATACTTTCAGAAATCCATTTCATAATTAATTTCCCATCATCTCCATTGCCACTCCTTGCTTTTGCGTAGCCATTAAATATATTTGCAAGAGCTTCCATTTGTACTGTAGAAACTTGTGCAACTTGACAAATCTTCTTTTTCATATTATCAAATTCATTCTTATTAGCTTCAATTTTAGCAGTTATAGTAACTGTAAGAGTTTTCGCACCATTATATACTCCTATAAAACTCGAACCCATAATAGTAATTACTAACACAATAATGCTTACAATCCCCAATCCAACAATTAATCCTTTTGACATAACATTTCTCCTTTTTTGTTAAAAACTATCGCTTGTTTTGGACATCATATCTATCATTTTTATAAAAGCTACTAAAGATCCAAAAATTCTAACTCTAATTTGTTTTTTAGTTTTAATAAAATCAAAATTCTTAATAAGAAATTCCATTATATCTGTTGTTAATTTCCATGGTTTAAGTTCATTAGGTGTTAAAAATATCACATTAATCCGATCAACTCCAATTTTAAGATATTCTCCACTATTATATTTTGCTGGTGTTCCAGTAAGATGATAAAGATCTTTTACCTGTTCAACTTCTTTTCTAAACATAAATGGAACACATATATCATAATCAGAAAATTCATGTATTTTTGTTCCAAACCAATGACAAGATCCTGTTGTAAAAATATCTGGAGATATAGCTAGAAGCTTTTTCATTACTTCTTTACGTAATAGAACTAACATAGTTTCGTTCAGTTCTTTTTCCGCTTCTTCGTTTGTTAATATTTCGTTTGTATCCTTCATTTTAATACCTCAGAAATTTCAATTAAAGAAGCAAAGCAATTAATTTCTTTATCTAATACAGTTTGATGCCTAAATAAAGCTTCAGATAAAATTAACATAATTCTTTTTTTCTTATTAAGATCAATGTTTTCCTCTTTATAAAAAATTTCAAATAATTCTTTTAGTAAACTATGAAAATCATTAACAAACAGTATTTCGTTTTCTATAATAAATTTCCTAATTTTAATTATATCTTCTTGTGAGTTTAATTTATTAAATATGTCTTTGACAATTGAGGATGAAGTATGTAAATCTTTAGGTATATTTAGAATACCATTAATAGAATATTTTTGAAGTTCATTAATTATAGATCTTAAATCCGGATAATTAACTTTAATTAAGTTTATTAAGCGTTCTTTTTGTCCATTCTCTACCTTAATATCTTCGGCTTTAATAATGCTTACGCATCGTTTTATACATCCATCCAACGGAGGAATTAACTCAAACTGTAAACAACGAGATTGTATTGGACCAATTAATCTATTATAATAATTTCCTGTTAATATAAACCTTGAATTATCAGAAAATTCTTCCATAATATTGCGTAATCCAGCTTGAGCACCTGCTGTAAGAAAATCAGCCTCATCAAAAATAACAACTTTTAATTTATTATCAATTGACATCGTTGAAACAAAATTTGATATTTTGTTTCGCATTGTATCTATACCATTTTCTGAACTAGCATTTATATACAAATATTGGCAATCTAATAATTCACGAACTGTAATCTTTGCTAAAGAAGACTTACCACTACCTTGTACCCCGCAAAGTAATAAGTGTGGAATTTCTTGTTTTGTTTTTATATCTTCAAAAAACTTCCTATTTTCTGGAGATAAAATTAGATCGACTAATTTTAAAGGACGGTATTTTTCCACCCAAAGATTTTCAAACATAATTAATCTTTTCTTTATGGAATTTTATATACGGCAGGTGTTATTAATTTTTTAGTTCCGCAAGTCAAACAAACATCATATTGATCATCCGAAATTTTCTTAAATTTAAATCTTTTACCTTCGTCGTTTGTTTGATCTACAATATGAGACCAAATGAATTTGGCCCCACAATATGAACATTTTTCTAGTTCCGCATAAACATCGAATTCGCTTAAATGTCCATTAGCACAAAGTACTTGATTATATCCTTCAAAACTCATATTATATTCCTTTATTTTACTATTATAGTGAAAATTTAAGAAATATTAACAAATTATTTCTTCTTTCTGTATGGGCGAATTGGCCATAAAGGACATATAACAGAAGTACAAGTTT